GTCCTGAAGCAGGATTCAGAGATAGACTGATTATTCCTTTTATGCATCAAGCAAAAATTGTTGGATACACAGCCAGAAAGGTTGTAGAAAGTAAAGTAAAATATTTGTCAGAACAACAACCAGGATATGTGTTCAACACAGATGCCCAAGACGATGATAGAAAATATATTGTAGCAATGGAAGGTCCCATTGATGCACTTGCTGTTGATGGCGTTGCTCTATTAGGCAGTGAGATCAAAGAACAACAATCAACACTGGTGAATAGTTTAGGAAAACACGTGATTGTGGTTCCTGACAGAGACGAAGCAGGACAAAAATTAGTTTATGATGCTATGGAATCGGGTTGGAGTGTCAGTATGCCGGATTGGGATCAAGAAATCAAGGATGTCAATGATGCTGTATGTAAATATGGTAGACTTCATACATTGTACACGATAATTAAAAATGCTGAAGATTCACAATTAAAAACTAAACTGAGGATGAAAAAATGGTTCGCATAAAAAATTTTATAAAAAAAGCGATTTCAATTTTGTTTTTCCCTATCACAAAACTTGTAACATACATCAAGTACAAGAAGAAGATTAGAGAATTGCAAAAAAGAGATCCGTTTATATACAAGTAGGAGAAATATGATCGTTTGGGGAATAACAGGAAACAATCACGATGCCAGTTTGGCAGTGATGGAATGGAAGGTACAAGGATTAACGGATCACTATGCTCTAAGATTAAAATGGGCAGGCATGAGCAAAGATTTTAGTGGAGTTGCTGGAGATCCAACGTTGTGTCCTAAACTGATGGCAGAAGTAAGAGCAAATCCTAAATGGGCCTACCCTGCAAAGATTTATTTTTATGAAAAGCCTTTGAAGAAAACTATGAGACAACTCATTGCAGGACAAGGTTGGAAATGGAAAGAAAATAATATTAAAAAGTTTTTAGCAAAATCTGGTGTACACAATGTTCCTATAGAATATATTGATCATCATCATAGCCATGCGGCATATGGATATTACACATCGTCATTTAAAAATGCGGCAGTTATTGTTTTAGATTCGATTGGTGAGTTTGAAACATTTACTATTTGGCATGGCAGAGGTACCAAGTTAGAAAAGAAATACACTCAAAGATATCCTCACAGCATTGGATTATTTTATTCAGCAATGACACAAAGATGTGGATTCAAAGCAAACGCAGAAGAATACAAATTAGAACAATTAGCGAAAAAAGGTAATTGGAGGAAATATTATAGATTGTTTATGGAAGAAATTATCGACACTAGAATGCCTTTCAAAACAAGAATAAATCTACACAGAGGTTGTAATTGGTGGAGACCAGAATTAAACACAGAAGAAGACATAGCAGATCTAGCCGCAACTACACAGCACATTTTTGAACAAGTGTTGATGTGTGCAAGTTCGTGGATACAGATGAATATCAAAACATCAAACATAGTTTTGGTAGGCGGGTGTGCATTGAATAAAACTGCTGTGAGTAAATTAAATGCAGTTTGGGATGATATATGGGTGCCAACAAATCCTGGTGATCCTGGATCGTGTATCGGTGCCGTGTGTGCCAAATATCAAAAGCACATTGACTTTCACGGAGAAATGTGGTATAATAAGGACAATGGTAAAACAAAATAAAGATTACGGATACGAGATACAAAAACTGTATCTTGAAATGATGTTAAGTGACGCAGAAACATTTGTGCGTTGTCAGTCTATATTTGATTACACACTGTTTGATAGAAAACTTCAAGAAACAGCAGACTTTGTGAACAAGTATGTTGTTCAATATAATTCATTGCCAACATATGACATCGTGAACAAGTCGTGTAATATGGAATTGAAGGCGGCAGATAATTTAACTGAAGAACATTTCAATTGGTTATTAGATGACTTTGAAACATTTGTTAGACACAAAAGTTTGGAAAGAGCAATACTAAAATCAGCAGACATGCTTGAAAAAGGAGAGTATGGTCCTGTTGAAGAATTGGTTAAGAAGGCTGTACAGATTGGATTACACAAAGACATAGGAACAGATTATTTTAACGATCCCAAAGGAAGATTAATGGGATTGAAAGATCAAAACGGACAAGTAAGCACAGGATGGTCCACACTGGATAAAAAACTGTTTGGCGGATTCAACAAAGGCGAATTGAACATTTTTGCAGGTGGTTCGGGTGCAGGTAAGAGTTTATTCCTTGCTAACCTAGGTTGCAACTGGGTATTGAACGGACTGAATGTTGCATACGTAACATTTGAATTAAGTGAAGCACTAGTGAGTATGAGATTAGATTCTATGTTGACTGACGTGCCTGCTAGAGAAATATTCAAAGACCTAGATGGCATAGAAATGAAAGTTAAACTGCTTGGAAAGAAAGCAGGAAAATATCAAATCAAATACATGAGCAGTGGTAAAAATGCAAATGATTTGAGAAGTTATATCAAAGAATATGAAATTAAAACTGGCAGTAAACTAGATGTTGTGCTGGTTGACTACTTGGATCTTATGATGCCAATTAGCAGAAAAGTTTCTCCAAGTGATTTGTTTGTTAAAGATAAATTTGTATCTGAGGAATTAAGAAATTTATCAATGGAATTAAATGTTATCTTTGTTACAGCATCGCAGTTGAACAGAGGTGCTGTTGAAGAAATAGAATTTGATCATTCGCACATAGCAGGTGGGTTAAGTAAAATTCAAACAGCAGATAACGTGTTTGGTATATTCACATCAAGAGCAATGAGAGAACGTGGTAGATATCAAATACAATTAATGAAAACTAGATCATCTAGCGGTGTTGGTCAAAAGATTGATTTGGAATTTGATATAGATAGTTTAAGAATTAGAGATTTAGCAGAAGATGATTCAGGACAAAATTATGGTAGCAGTGGCAATAGTACCATATATAACTCATTGAAAAAAACTTCGACAGTTATAGATGATAATGCAACAGATTCATCTGAATCACAAGAAAAAGTTCCTAATCCTACAAAAGGACAATCGTTGCACAAAGCCGTTACAGATAATACAGATCAAACAAAGTTGAGGGACTTTTTAAAGAACCTTGATGGCGATGAATAAACAATATAAAAGAATAGTAATTCCAAAAGGTTTAGACTTAGGAACCAGTAGACGTACCTGTCATCAATTGGCAAACACAATCAGTGCAAGATCGGGTTTAGAAATATTTTCAGATGTTGATCAAATTCAACACGGAGATTTGGTAATACTCGGTGGTGTCGGAGGACATGATGGGTTTCGAAAATATCACGAGTCCTTTAAAGAGAAAAATATTGATTATGTGAATGTAGAAAAAGGTTATTGCAATTGGTGGAAACCTGTGTATTGGAGAGTAACCTTTAATGAGAATCAAGTAACAGAAATAAAAGGAGACTATACTAACGAACGATTTGTTAAATTTAAATTAAAAATTCAACCTTGGCAAAGGGGAGAACAAGTGTACATCGTTGCTCCCAGTCAAAACGGATTAGATGTGTATGGTATCAAACAAAATGTAGATCAATGGATAGAATCCACTACACAAGAAATTAAAAAACACACAAACAGACCAATTAAAGTGAGAAAAAAGATGCCTAAAAAAGCAAGAGGTTCCAGAGGCTTCTGTGATTCGTTAGAAAATATATACTGTGTGGTCAGTTTACACACCATGGCAATGACTGAAGCATTGCGTGAAGGATGTCCAATAATATCGTTAGTGCCTGGATGCTTAAAAGATTACAGTGTGGATTCAATTTCAAAAATTAATAATCTATATTATCCCGACAACAGACAATATCTATTCAACTGTTTAACTAATTTACAATTCAATTCTGAAGAGTTGATTTCCGGTGTAGCGTGGGACACAATGAGCAAACACTATGGAATCGATATCAAGAAAGCCTAGAGGCGGACAGCAAAATTCCGCGAAGCGGTAACGCAGAAATTTCAAATCCGCGAAGCGGTAAGCACAGCGATTTCGGTAAGCAATTTTAATCTATGATTTTTCTTTTGACGCCTCGTCTTTTGACATCAAGTGTGCTACAATGTATTCCACCGTCCCAAAACAAATAGTGTCTCTGTGGTACAACGTGGCAGTCTATGTGTAAGGACTTCAGTTTTGCAAACAGTTTGGGTATGTGTCGTGCAAACACAATGTTGTTTCTGTCTATGATCAACACATTGAGATCAAAGCAAACTTCTTGACTGTAACCTCTCCAATTCTCCAAGTACTTGTCTATCCAAGCAATGTCCATTTTGTTTTGTGCTTCTGCATAATCTTGTACATATCTGTCCATTTTTAGTTCAGGCAAACAGTCACTCACATCAATCAACTGTTTGTTGTGTAAGCATTCGGGCACCCATTCTTTGCCTGCGTGTATCACTGTGTCATCATCTATCATGATGAAGCCATGGTCAATGTGGCCAAAGCCATTAAATTTTGTGCCGGCATTGTGATGAAATTTATACTGATTCAGTTCACGTTTGCACCATTCTAAACCTGAGGCTGAACCTGGTCCTTCGTGATTAACAATGATGGCATCGCCTGCTTTGTACATGGTGGCAGTGTGCCACAACACTCTGTCCATCAATTTTTCTTTGTAGGTTTTGTCGTTCACAAACCAATCATCTCGGTTGTTCAAGTTCATCAACATGGGTGCTGGTTGGCTGATCCAACGATAACCTTGCTGAAACAACTGTTCAAATATTTTGTAATAACTGATGGAGTCAAAGTATCTATCTGTGTAACTGGTGTAGGTTTGTATCACAGTGTTGCCCATCACCAACATGGCATCTCTAGGCACTATGGGTGCAATGGGAAACTGCACATCAAATTCTGGCATGGAGATAGGATCATAATACTGGTGTACATCTGGTCGCATCACTTCAATGTTGCCCTGCTTGAGAAAGTCAGCCAACTGATCCAGGTCCTGCTTGGTTTCTTCTAAAATTTTATTGAACTGTGTGGGGTTGTTGTGATGTGTCAACAGTTGACTTGCTTGATCAGGATCATATGTGTCTCCCACTATCACAGTCTCCAACGGATCGTATTCTGTGTAAATCATATGTTTAGATATTTTACGTGCATGAAACTTTGTAGGCTACGTCTTTTCACATCGGGCGTAACAATTTTAGTCACAGCATGATACAGGTCTTCATTGTTGATTATGATCCTGTTGCAGAGAGGTTCCACATATTCTCCCTTGTCTGCATTGTCCTGTTTGAACAAAAACAATCCGCCATCCTTAAAGTTCCATGTTTCATTTAGGAAAAATGTTACTCCCATAAAATCTATTTCTTCTTTTTCCCAATCAAGAAATCTATCTTTGTGCCAGGTGCTCACATAAGGATATTTCATTTCATGATATCGCAGTGTCTGGTCGTGTCCTGTGAGTAATTCTTTGGTGAAGTAACCCTTTTCCACCAACAAGCCAAAAAAGAAATCTTTTATTTCTTTGTTGAGATAGAACAGATTACAATCGTCTGTTTCGTGATGATCCACTTCATCGTCGTATCTTTCAAAACGTCCATTGTGCTGTGTGATATCTGCATCAATCATCTGATTGATTTTGATCAACTGCTCCGGCGTTAAAAAATTATCTTTAATAATCATTGTATCTGTTTCCTTAACACTTCAAAATATTCATATGTGGCATTGATGGGCACAATAAAAAATTTGTGATCATCGCCTCTCATCAAATCAAACAGTGTGCCAAACTGTCCCACTATGTTGTAGCCTGCTTCTTCAAATATTGACTTTGCTGTTGCCACAATGCTGTGATGCTGTGACATCAATTGTTCCTCGTGCAGGATATCAATATATTTAATGCAACTTAACACACCCGGCAAACTGTAATTGTATGTGAAGCCGTGTTCCCAATCAAACTCTTCAGGCAATACATCATCAATTTTTTTGTTGTACATAGTAATACTGAGAGGGAAAAATCCTGCTGTGATGGCTTTGCCCATAGTGAATATGTCTGGCTCAATAGGAGTTTGTTTCCAACCTGCAAAACTGCCAGTCTTTCCTCCGCCAATAAAAATATCATCCACAATCACAATTACACCTTGTTGTTGAATCTGTTTTATTTTGTCCCAAAATTCTTCTGTGTTGGGTCTTAACTGTTGTCCATAAGAACAAGTTTCCACCATGACACACATAACATCTTGCCAATCTACTGCATTGATATCAAAATCTCTTTTCAATCTCGTCACTTGATCATATGGCTTTAGTGTGTAGAAAGGATCGTTAAACAAACTGTCTCCCATGTTGTAATTTAAAAATGTAGATCCATGATAACTGTTTTCAAAGCACACAATCTTTGTGCGTTTGTGTTGTCCTAATAGTTTTTGATATGCACTGGCAAGTTTTATAGCACCTTCGTTGGCATCTGATCCACTCAATGCAAATATACTTTTGTAACCTGTCATAAGAAACAGTCTATCAGACAGTTCGTAACTGGGCTCATTCAAGTAAAGATTTTCTTTTTCAATTATGCTTTCTGCTATTTCTGGTTTTACTTTGATATTATCATACACATAGTCCAATATATCATGTCTATCAAATCCCAAAGTGAAACAACCATAGTGCAACAACGGATCTATAATTTTCTTTCCGTCATCAATATAACCATATTGCCAATGTGGTTTTGCTACATTGGTTAATCTTTGTACACCTGGTATGAGTCCTTTTAATGATTTCATATACTTAATTATTGAATTTCAAATATCAATTGATCGTATGTGACGTCTACTGAATCTGTAAATTGTTTTTTAGATTCTAATGCAACTGTTATAGGCAAATCCATATCCACAAAATTTTGAACTGAAACTTTTTTGGTTTCTCCTTGATGGAATGTTTTATACAGTTTGTGCGTTTGATCGTTCACTGTGAGTGTTACGTCATAATTGTCAGTTAATTTTTCACTGCCTTCCACAAAATTCTTCCTATTAAACGTTGTAGTACATATAGAACTATTGCTGTCAAACACAAAGTCTACTTCTGTTTTTTCTTTTATATCACCAAATGAAATATCATAAATTAAATTGACAACGTTTACACTGTCAGAATCAAACAGTATTTGATCTGTCATCAGCAACGGTAAATTTTCTTCAGCATCGTCGATATTTTCAAACACAACTGCATCATTGATCATTACAGTTAAATTGTTTTTGTATTGATGTTTTTTAAAACTAAAATATTGTTTGTTGTCTTCTTTTGGACAACGCAGTGTAAAAATTTTATTCATGCTCTATACTGTCTTTAAATTTTACTAATGCTTCTTCAAAACTTAAATGGTCTCCTGGTAATTTTAACAAAGTCAATGACAGTGTCCATCTATCTTGTGTAGGATCTGGATTGTAGGTATTGTGTAGTTGACCTACATTCATCAAACTGGGTTTGTTGATCACTGCTTGATGAATTAAATCTACATCATTTTCATCTGCACTGTAACACTTGTAACATTCAATGTCTGGTTCTATTCCTGCTTCTTGAAAACTTTTGTTGATTTGTGTTTCATCATGATTAATTTCAATATACTCTTTATCTGATTTAAGTTTGTACCACTTGGTTGTGCTGGTTTCAGGACCCCAGGTAAAATTAAGTTTACAGGCATCTTGTTGTCCAGGAGGTATCACCGTATCATTATGAATTGGTATTGCTCCGCCGTTGGGTTTGGTATAAAACCCTTCAATCACATTTGATATTTTCAAGTTGTATTGAGCAAGCCATTTGAACAATTCGTCTGGCAGTTCAGAAATATTCACATATGAAATAAAATCATTTTCCAATGCTTTGTCAAAACATCTGGGTTTGGGCATTGTAAATGGTAGTTGTATGTACCTATGATATATGTTGAAGTCCATGTATGAAAATATTTATAGACTGCTGAATTTATGTGTTACAGGTATGGTTTTGGTACGGGTAGACACGTATATGCCTCAATAGACAATGGCCCGTATAATGACGTGTATGACTGTTTAACAGGTGTTTATTAGGGCACTCTAATAGCCAATTGTGTGAATGATATTGTCACAGTTTGTATAATTAATTGTATGTCAAAAGAAATTCAAAACAAAACAGTTAATCTTAAACAATGGCAAGATGGAAACGAACCGCCATTTAATCCAGAAATGGAAGTCGAAATAAAAGACTTTATAGGTGTATTCAAAAAAGCATTCACAAAAGAATGGTGTGATCATGCAATCAAATACTTTGATGAAATGACCAAGATGGGATTTGGTAGATCAATTCAAGAAATATCAGGAGCACCCAGACATTTAAAAGACACACAAAATTTTAACACATCAAGATTGTATTCGCAAGGCGATAACTTGCTGAGCATTGTTGGAGTTCCTGGAGTACAAGATAAATTTTTAGATACTTTTTGGGCGTGTTACAATGGAATTTACAGACATCAATTTTCATCTTTACAAACAGAAGGTGCACCACAGATGGTATATGAAATGAAGATACAAAGAACTGCACCTGGAGAAGGTTACCATGTTTGGCATTGGGAACAAAGCAGTAGGTCCGACACAACAAGATTTATGGTCATACAAGTTTTCTTAAATGATGTGGAAGAAGGTGGTGAAACAGAATTATTATACTATCCTAGAAGATTAAAGGCAGAAGCAGGAACATTATTAATATTTCCTGGAAACTATACACACACCCATAGAGGCAACCAGCCTCTGTCTGGACCGAAGTACACTATTAATACTTGGCTAGAATTCTAAGACCGGTTGCTTAATTAATTTAGATTATATTATTGTTCGAATGACCTTACAGCCTTCTCTACAATCTTTTCCATCTTGTTGTAAATTTTTATAAAAAAATTATTAATCGATGTGATCACGAATGTGATTATTTGTTTGACTTTTTTCATAGCCTTTTCTCCCTTGTTTGTGTTTTTATATTTGCCTTTATAAACAAAACACTTTGTTTTGTTCTTTAATATTTACATAAGTTTTTATGAAACTTATCTGCTACTATTCTAAAGTTTACTGCGACATAAATGCATGAACGACTTTTTGTGCTAGTGTTTTCCATTCAGCAAGTTCTCCGATTTCTTGTATGTGATGAGCAGTTGTGCCATCATGATAAGAACAACGTATCTGCATCATTCCTTTTTCAGGTCTTGCATCTGCTGTTACGCCTATTGCAGTTTGACAATCTCCGTTTACTAATTCTAACACATATCTTTCAGCCATCAATTCAATTGTGGGCCATTCTAATATTTGAGGATTCCATATGTCTTTCATTTTTACATCATTGCTTCTTATCTGCACAACAACCTTGCCTTGTCCTGCCGCAGGCAACAATTCATTTTCTGGCATTACAGTGTGTTGAACTTCAATGTTCAATCTATCTAATGCACACTTTGCCATAATGATTCCATCTACTTCTTGTTTGTTAACTAAATTTAATCTTGTTTGAATGTTTCCTCTTATGGGTACAAAACGCAAATCCGGTCTTTGATCTGCTAACATTTTTGCTCTGCGTGGTGCACTTGTGCCTATTCTATATCCGCTAGGAACAGAATCAAAATTTTCAAAAGGTCCAATCAACGCATCTCGTCTGTCGCCTTGTTCCCACACACAACCTAAAATTTCTGTTCCGTCTGCAATTTCTGTTCCCACATCTTTTGCACTGTGAATAGCACAATCAATTTCACCTGAAAGGAGTTTGTCTTCTATTGTGGAACAAAATATGTGTTTACCACCCATTTCATGAATAGGAGTTGTTTGATCTATATCGCCTTGACTTTTTATTTGAATCAGTTCATAAGGTTGAACCAAACCTGACGCGGCACCATCTGCCTGTCTTATGGCAAGAGGGGAGCCTCTTGTACCAATTTGAAGCATGACTTCCTATGCTCTACCCCAAGGAATAGGATTTCCAGATTGATCAACAACTAGGTCACCAGTGTCTTTGTACTGAGCAACCATTATGCCTTTGCCTTTGCCTTCAGCAATCCATCTACAAGGTTTGATTTCTCTTTCGTTGTGATACCTTGTCAAGTGATTGGTAATGATGCCTCTTGCTTTTACACCTGCCATTTTTATCTTCCTTGTCCGTTATAAAATTTATGACTGCGTTTTTTAGATTTATTCATTGATGAAAACTTGCAACGTGATTTTTTTCCTGACTGACTAGTTTTCTTAGGTTGTGAAACATGTCCTTCAAATGATTTATGTATTTTCATATTATTTCCTTACTTGTTTTTTCTTTTTCTTTTTCTTCTTGTTTGATCTTTCTGTGTAATCTTGCATCTGAGCAATCATAGCCGCCCACTCTTCTACAGATGTTTCTTTGACAATTGCTTTTTTTCCAGCCATCTTATCTACCTGCTGATTTTTTGGCTTTAAGAGCCTCTTTGGCTTTTTGTTGAATGATCGCTTGTCTGATTTTTCTACCTATTGGCAATTTTTGTACCACGTAGAATTCTTCGCCTCGCTTGGTAGTCCATTCCACTTCAACTTCTTGGGCTTTGGTTCCACCTTGAAAACTCAATACTGCTTTCTTAAAACTCATAGCCGTGATCTCTTTGATCTGTTCTTCTGCTTCAGCAGTTTTATCTATAAATTTAAATGTTCTTTCTTTAGGCATATGTTCTCCTTATTTTGAAGTATTTATAAAATGGTACTATAATTCTACTGCTTGACACGGGCAAACAGATGTGTTATACTGATGTACATGAGCGAAAAAACTTCACAGATTTTAGAGAATTTAAAGAATATTAGACAGACAGAGCCCGAAGAAACGCCTTCATCTGGGCCAATTGCAAGTAATCTAGATGCTGACAGGATTTATGGCAGTATCAACAACACCATACATTTGATCAACAGAGATGGATCCAAACACAAAGGCAAAATTTTCAAAAGAAGAATTACCCTCAAAGACATAGACGGTGGCAATTTTTTTGCTCACGCATATGAAACAGATGACGGCAGATGGTTTGACAGAGCAGGACTGCCCTGTGCCAAACCCAGCACTGTGGTGAAACAATCCACTGAAGAAGCGGATGCTGGCGACAATAACTAACAGCATGATCACCTTGAAAGAATATGAAGATATGCCTGAGTATTGGGATTACCAACGCAAGATAGAATTCAACAAAGAAAAATGTCGCAAGGCTTGTGAGAACATACAAGAAAATTTTGGAGAGTTGTCCAGCGAAGCAGACGTAGATGATATGTTTGAAATGATGTGGCATCAAATAGAAGCAGAAGATTATGAAGATCCTCCAAAAGATTGGGTTCCAAAAAATCCTGATCTAAGATTGCACAGCGAATCATACACAGAATAAATAACTCCATGACACACACACTTAGACATGGAAACAATGAACCCGA